ATCTGCTCTATTAGTTACTTGCTGATACCAACGGCTATCAACCATTTCATCTGCGGCACGATTCCAGTCACTAGCATCTACTGCTGCTCGCATACCTTTAAACTTGCTAAGCCTGGGTCTTCCCATATTAAACATCATATTAGCAATAATTAATTGGACTTCATCAGGCAAAAGCTCGAAATTGGCATATAGCTTCTTGCACTCCGATAACACGAGTTCGACATCTTTAGCGAAGCACTCATTGACTCTATCTTCTGAGACTGGTGTGCCAACTTCTTGTCCATACTCAGGATCGCTATCAAGAACAAGATGGCCAATACCAAAAGTAGGGAGGCCAAGGTGATCGAGATAAATCTCGTACTTAACTCCTTCATCTACTTTTAGCTCCTCTCGTAGCTGATCTATATTCATTTTGTTTTTCCTTTTACTTTTTCAAATGTTCTGAGACCACCAAGACCAAGCATACCCATAAGAACAGTCATAAGTGTTTCCATTTCAAAAGTAGGTAGTGTAGGTATTTCTACAGCAAACCAACTTACAAAGAAAAGAGTAATAGGTAATCCTACAAAATGCCAAAATAAAGCAATGCCACATGTCCAACCAATAAACGGTCTCCAACCAGCTACAAAAATATTACGACTAGCTGCTTCTGCTTTATTTATTTCAAGTTGTCCTTTAGCAAGCTCATGCGCATGTCGTTCTGACATTGTAGCTATTTCATGTGCTAATTTTGCTCTTTCATCTGCATCAGGAATAAACTTATCTAGCAAGCCAGTAACAGGCCCAATTAAAGCTTGTATCATAAACTTTGCCCCCTTAATTGTACACATCTAAATTTTTTAGGTTCTAAGTTACCTTCATTTATCATACGAATATCATTGCCCATTTCATAAGCTCTAGAAGTACATTGTTCTCGTGAATCGTATGGCCCTCTAGTATCGTGATATTCCCAACATTTATCTGGGAAGGCTATACTACAAGCCAACACAATTACTTTAAACATTATTACTCCTATGCAATTTTAAATGCGCTTATAAGTGCTACTACTATAAAAATTATAGCTCCTGTAACAATCATTGTCATTTTAATTGTTTCCATTAACTCATTATGCTTTTTTATTTCTTCTTTTCTTTTAGCAATAGCAGCTTCTTTTGCTTCTTGAATACGTTTAGCTCTAAGATCTACAATACTCTGCCAAGTACCTGGTCCAAAGCGCATATCAATCATAGTTCTCATTTCTTGTATTTTTTCTTGAGCTAGTTTAGCATCAATTACTTCTTGAGCTACACTTTTAATACCTAGTTGATCACTAAAACCTACCCCTGATTTTTTAGATCGTTGTTGTTGTATTTGTTTTTCGCCCTCTAAAAGATTATCTACGTGAGAAGCTATCTCACTAATATCCTTGGCGGTGTTAATTGCTGATTTAATGCCCTCAACAGCACTTTTTACCAAAGCTATTCCAGCTAAGGTTTCAGCTATCATTTTGTTTTACCTCACAGTTTTCCTATCATAGTGAGTGCAAGACCAACAATCACTATCGTTGATCCCATTATCATTGCTTCTAGTCTCCACATGCGTTTGTCTAACGTATTAAGCTTTTCTTCTACTGCCGCATAACGTATTGCACACTCTTTTTCATGTGCTTCAAGATCGAGGGCAACACGCAGTTCCGGTGTTACTTCTAGTGTTTGTTTCATAGCACTTATCCTGCAATCTCAGTTACGGTAATGCTAGAAATACCTCGTTCTACATAATTATGGTCTGTATCACTTACTGTACGATTAAGATAAAAATTAATAGAATTAATAGCTCTTGCCGCTACTTTGTAAGTAATTTGTGATGTTGTTGATGGTGAATCAAAGTAAACATACTTTACACCTTCAGGAGTTGTGGAAGCATTTGAACTGTAATAAGTAATAGATGTACCCATATGAATACCTACATTTCTATTACCTGATGTTGCAGAACCTAATTTTGTGCTGTCTCTAAGAAAAAACCAACAAGAGTCAGTTGACGCATCTACGTGATCCCACTCACCCTGAACAAATGCCTCAACCTTAATAATACTTGATGTAGAAATAGGCGTAATATTGACCGTTAAGTCTGTCAATGTCGCATCCGTATTTGCTGTAAAAGAAACAGTGTTTTGACTGGTGAATTGCGTATGCTTTACTTGCAACACAGACCCACTAGGAAGACTACTACTGTCTATATAACTTGCATTGATATTATCAGCAGAAGTTAATAAACTAGCT